GTGTTCGGTGTCCGTGGGCCTGCCATTGAAACCGCCCTGAGTATATTCATGGCTCGGGTATCGGTGATCGTTGGTGAGTCGGAAACCACTCAAGCAACTCAAGCACCGGGCACTTATCGTATGGCTGCCCACAACTTCAATGCTGTGGGCCTGTTCAACGGACTGGCTGCACAAGGTAACGGCTACACCGATCCCTACCTGCAAGAGAGAGTGGCGGGCCTCATGTCTACTGTCGTGGATGCGGTAGGTGGTCCTTTCCAGCAGTTCTATCAGCAGATCGCTCAAAGCGCGACTACCCCTGCTGGTTTGGTAGCCAATGCTCAGCAGCAGGGCTTGATGCCGGTCACAGCTGGTCTGCGTACCAGTGGCTTTGCTCTGGGTGACCAGCAAGCCTATGCGATTGAAGTGCTCACTGAGACCTTCAAGGCTATCCAACGGGACACCACAAGGGCTGCCCAACAACAACTGCTGAAGCTCTTTAAAGAGACTTCTAAGCAAGTGACTGCGGCTGATCTGGGTGGTCAAGCACAGTGGGATGCCATCTTTGGTGCTGAAGCCATCGACACCGATGGGGATTATCTGGCTCGCTTTGCTGCTATGGCTCTTGCCTACCCGCCTCTGGTGGCCAAGATGGGCTTTACCACCCAAGAGGTAGTGCGGGAGTCCACCACCCTGTATGGGCGTCTGGTGGCCTTCTTTGAGGGCATGATGAACGCACTGTCTAAGGCAGCCCACAAGGCGTATGCCGGTCAACGTGCTGATGCCAAGCTGGATACCCTGACCAAACGTCTGGTACTGCTGGAAGCTAAGTATCAGCTGCGTCAGCAGCCGTCGATGATGAATGATCTGCTAGATGGTCTGGAAGACAAACTAACCGACGTGGGTGAGTCTGCGCGTAAAAAGCTGATTGAACTATCCCAGTCCTCGTACCTGGGTGGTGCAAATAATCTGTACCTGAAAACCGCCGGCAACGTAGTCAAGATGGTGGCTGAACAGCGTGTTGGTTACATGCTGGATAACGTAGAGAAAATCTACAACCGCTCGGTGAAGGGTCAAATGGGCATCTTGGGTTCGCTGTTCAATGAACTGCGGGGCACCCGTGACACCAACATTATGGGCCGTGCCTTGATGATCAAGAACAAGTCGCGTGAGAAAGAACGTGAGGACATCAATCGGGACATTGCGAAGTTACTGGCTGATCCGTTCAAAGAACTATCCAAGAAGGAATCTGACAACATCACCAAGGTGCTGCTGCGTACTGACGTGCAGGCGCTGTGGGGCACCTTCACGGATGTGGAAATTCGTGAGCTGTTGTCACGTCCTGCCAAGCTGAATGCTGCCATTGTCCAGTACCAGAATCAGTTGCCTGCTGCACTGAAGACCTACTACGAAAACCAATCGGACTTCACTGCATTCATGCTGGCTGTGGGCGAAGACAAGGGCGACAACACCCAGTTGAATATCCACAACATCGCTGACCTGAGTGGCACAAAACAGGCTGGCACGCTGAGCGATGTAGAGGTTGAAGCCAACATCAAAGTGTTGGACGTGTTGGTTACCCTGAAAGCCCTGAAGTTCACCAATGAAGGTGATCGGCAGAACATGGCAAGCCTGATGCTGCGCGAACCAGAAGGCGTTAAGACGGCTCTGCTGATGCACCGTGGTCTGATGGAAAAGGCACGTACTGAGACTTTCGTGGGTACTGAGCGCCTGATGCGTAAAGGCTACGTTCCGGAGATTCACAACCCCCATGTGGAGTTGGTTCCGGTGCCAGAGGGTGCTATGGAGGATTACATCAAGCAGGGCTACAAGTACCACTACCACTTGCCTGCTGATCCTGCTGACGTGACGTATGAGCCACGGGTACTGATGTCGGTTGAGAAGATGACCCCACGTATTGTGTCGGGCACCTTGTCTATCACCAGCATGCAGTCTCAGGGTTCTGCAGTTCACAGCGGTCTGGAGATGTACGACTTCAGTGGGGTGAACACGTTCAACCAACACACCAATAAGCGTATCGCCAAGAAGCGTGAGCAGCATATTGATCGGTTGTTCAAGGCCCCACATGGTAAAAACCTGTTCGATATGCAAGTCACTCGGATGACTCCAATCTCCAATCCGAATGGTGAGATGGTGGGTTACCGCTACATGATGAGCCACGAAAACCGTGACATCCTCCTTGAGCGCAACAACAACTTCGCACAAGTGCTAGCTGAGATGGCTTCTACCGTCTTCGACAAGCAAACAACCCCGGTACATAACCGTGAAGTACTGACTGCTATCAAAGATCAGTGGGAAATCGAGCAATCTGTTAATCCTGAAGCCTTCCTGTTGGTAGGTCTGGACAGTGCGGATAAGGATTTGCGTGAGCGTTACCTTGCAATCCCCTATGAAACTCGCAAAGACATTGCGCGTATCTGGGGTGATAACAACATGATGATTCGTCGTGATCTGATTGATCTGCACTTGGGATACCGTAAGGCATCTTTGACTGATCTTCTGACCGACAATGGTAAGCATGAAGGAATAGTGAAAGACTTCTTCCTGTGGTTGGCTAAGGATGTATTCAACATCAGCCCCAAAGGTCTGCGTCGAATCCTGAAGGCTGAGAACATCATCATGGCAGTGAACCAGGAGATCAAAGACTTTTTCGTAGTGAAGTCCGGTGTTACTACCTTCTGGAACATTGTCAGCAACCTAACTCTGTTGAAGCTGTATGGGGTTTCAATTCAGGAGATTGTGCGCTCTCACAAAACAGCCCTGATGGGTGCTCGTGATTGGCAAAAGCATGACTCAGAGCTTCGTCGCCTGAAGGCAATGAAGGATTCTGGTCTGGTCATTGGCAGTTCTTCCGAGATGGATCAGCAGATTGCTGTACTGGAAGATCAGATGGCACGGAACCCAGTCCGTGAGGTGATGATGATGGGCATGATGCCTACCATTGTGGAGGATATGGATGCAGCGGAAGACCCGTATTCATACAAGAGTTATGCAGCTCGTAAGGCTGAAAAGGTAACTCAGTACATTCCGGGTTTTGTTAAGCAGGGTGCGAAGTGGGTATATATGACCCATGACACTGGCCTGTATCAGATCATGAGTCAGGGAGCGCAGATGAGTGACTTCGTGGCACGGTATACGCTGTTTGAACACCTGAAGACTCGGCGTAAAAATCCGCTGGCTACAGGTGAAGCAGCTATCCAAGCTATTGATGCCTTCATCAACTACGACTTGCCGTCTAACCGTTGGGTGCAGTACGCCAACGACATGGGTATCGTGCGGTTCACCAAGTACTACTTGCGGATTCAAGCTGTACTGGCTCATCTGTATCAGAACAACCCTGCTCGGGCACTGTTCTTGGCCACCATTGAAAACTACTTCAGTGGTCTACAGACGGTGATGGACTCTTCCTTGTGGAACCGAATCGGTTCCCCACTGGAGGGTGGCCCATTCGATGCGCTGGAAGCTATCGAAAGTGGGCTGGTAAGCCGAATGCTTGGCAAGGTGTTCTAAATGACAAAGGCCCAAGGATGGGCCTTTTTGTTAGGTGATGGGATCGACGGACAATCTTCGTGCAGTCCCTACGGTGAACCCGTAAGGCCCCAGAGAGCTTTTCCTACCTTTGGCCTTCAGGCCGATCCCATCTAAATCTGCATTGGGGAGAACCCTACCCGCTAACCACCACAGTTCGCTTGCTACCTACTCAATGGGTAAGGTTCTCTCCAATGCAGCCCAGTTATTCTGGGCCACATTGGTTACTCTTCTGGTCTGTTTTGTTCGGAACGGAACTCAAGGTATTCCTTGATTCCTTCCCAGACCAAGCCCAGCACTATGCCGATAAAGCAGAGCATCATAACGATGAACCCGACGATACCGATTAGCCAGCCCATTACCATGCCTGCCGCGTAGCACGCGATGGTAGCTATCACGGCACACATGAATAACAGCAGCCCCTTGAGGGCCGCCATTACGAGAACAGGCTGGAGGCCGGTGCTACTTCCTTGGCTTCAGCTTCTTCAGCCGGAGTTTCGGAAGCTTGTTCTTCCTGAACTGGTTCGGCAGTTTGCACCACCGGGTCAGCAGAAACAGTCACCTCACGGGTGATCGCTTGACCTTTGACGTGGGTTTCACCGATAGCGGTGATGTCCACATCAGCGGTCAGACCATCAGAGCCACGGCTTGCAGTGAAGTCGATCTTCACTTGCTTGCCGGTCAGGTTGATACCCTGATTGGCGATGTACTGGCTGAGTGCTTCTTCGATTTCAGTTTGACGCAATTTGATAAGCATGAATGCTTCCTCGCAGTGGATGGTTACGCCTTCAATAGCGGTAACGCTTGTAGGAACGGATTGGAATGGATACCAGCTTGGATGGCTCCGATGGCATCAGCCATGTGTTCAGCCTTCGCTTCACTGATCTTTTGTGCGCCCTTCTCTGTGTAGTAAGGCCACGAAGCAGCAGGATGCTGACTTGTAGCCCACTGGATCATCTCTTGCTTGGTGGCAGTCTTCCTGCCTACGGTAGCCATCTTCACTTCGGTCGGAGTGACCTCGAAGAATGGAATACCAACGGCTCTCAACGATCCAAGCACACCCACACAGATACCGTAACTGGCCATGGCTCGCGCTGATTGGCTCCCTACGGGAACTTCAGCAAAGATCACTTGAGCTTGCTTTGCAAACTCCACGGCAGCTTTACATAGCTGGAATGCTGATTCGAGGTCAGAGCTGTTCTGCCTGACCTGTTTGCCAGTCGGAAGCACTGGCTGAATGACTCGCAGCGTTTTCATGCTGAGAGTCATGGTGTCGGTATCTAGGGTGCCGCAAGCGACACCCCAGTTCCGGAGTGATGGGTCGAAGCCCACTACCCTGAGCAACATGGGTTAAACCACAACCCAGTCGGTTGCCAGCATGTCCGTCTGACTGGCCAGCCATGGCACTCGCGCCCCTTCAGGGTACGCTTTGCTATGTACTGGATAGCTCATACGGATATACGCCAGATCAACCCCAGACGCAGGCAGGTATTCAAGCCAAAGGCCCACACCATTCCAGCCCGCACGACTGACACGCTTACCCTGTTGAAGTGCTTCCAGTGCAAGACCAAAGGGCATCCCTGTGGTTTCACGGTAAGCAGCTTCAAACTGGGCTTTCGGTGACCAGCTGACATAGCCGGAGTAATGCTCAGTGTTCGGTTTACCGCCATCCAGATATTCCACCAGATAGCCTTCATCCGAACCTTCCTCATCGTCAGGCAACGACCACTTTCGGAAGTCGTTGTATTCCTGCCGAGTCATCGGAATGGCATTCACCATTTTGGTGCCAATGAAGCGGCTCATTGAGCCACCTCACCAGATGCCAAACGGCACTTCAGCTCGTAGCCCATCAGCGGCCAGATGTCGTTCTCAGCCTGACGACGAGCCGCAATGCGACCAGCCTCGGCGTCGAAGTTCTCTGGAGAAGCACAGGCCGATTTACCAGTAACGGTAAAACCGTTCTGGAGTACCAGCACACAGAAGGTCAACAGACCCAATGCTGGATCAAGTGCAGGAGGGGTGGGGTCAGTGAACGGAGGTTCTTCCACCACATAGTCCATCACTGCACAACGGCTACCTTGCAGGGCCGTGAAGTAGTGAACGCTCTTGATGTTGGCCTGAATCATCGCCGGGGTGATGCGTGGTGCATTCAACCCTTTCTCTTTGAGCATCTGCTCAAATTCAGTATCAGTTGGGTTGCTCATCAGCAGCCCCCTGATCTTCTGGTGCAGGCTCTTCTTCAGCCTCAGTCATCTGGATCGGGAACTGTTGAAACAGGCTCACCGCGATGGAAATACCAGCACGGAAGCCAACCATCTGCTCTGCATTGAGAGTGATGATCTCACCGGTATCGTGGTCAGTGACCTCAACCGGGATTTCCGGAGGCACGTTCATGGCGTGCAGCAGTTGGCCCATACGGTTCTGGTGCCAGCCGAGCATGTGGAATACCACTTGATCGGTTGTTTCCAGCGGGATGGGTTCCTGCGGTGGAGCGGCCTCGGGTACTTCGTGGCCATTCAGGTTTTCTGGTTCGAGCATTGCAGTCTCCTCAGACTATTGGATGACTCGGAGTTCGTTACGGGGAATCCACTGATCGTTGACTTTCACCGTACAACCAATGAATGCGACGTATCGCACTTCACGGTTGGTTTGGTTGCCGTACCACGAACAGGAACCCCATGCCACAAGGCGGGTAACGAACCAAAGCAGTAGCAGGAGTAGGGCAAGACTGCCCCACACCCACTTCATCTTCGGCATCTTCATACCTGAAGGTAGTTCTCGATGCGAAGGCCGAGCATCATGCCAACATCGGTCAGCACTTTCAGCTCTTTATCGTCAATGGTGCCATCGGCCAGAGCAATGGTCAGGCCCACCAGGAACACGTCTTCGGCTTCACGGTTGTCGCCTTTAACGTCTTCGATTTCACGCATGATCTGTGACTTGCCGATCAGGAAGCCGGCGTCTTTCAGCATGGTGTTGTAGTTGTTGAAGGTTTCAGTGACTTCGCCACCAAAGCCTTTCAGTGCTGGGTTGTTGGCCAGTACTTTCTGGATTTTGTCGCCTTCGCTGACTGACAGATCACCGTCAGCCCAGCCGACTAGCAGAGCAATACCAACGGCAGCTTGCATCAGGTCACGTTTCTCGAAGTTGGTCACTTGACGGCTAACGAGTTTGGCTTTCTTTTTGAACATACCGAACATTGCGATTTCCTTTAAAGGAGAGGTGTTGGCAAAAAAGCCCCCAAATGGGGGCTTTTCTGTAGACAGTGCTCAGCTATTAGCTGAACAGGCTGTTCTGCGGCTTGGTAGTGCCAGTGGTGGCTGCGCCGGTAGCTTTAGGGGCACCTGCAGTGCCTGCAGTTTTGGTGGACTTGTCCTTGACCTGACCAACCCACTTCTTCTTCCAAGTCTCGATGAACACCGCTTCAGGTGCTTGAGCCAGAATTTCAGCAGTGGTCTTGCCGTCGCGCTCGCGGAACAGCTTATCCAGCTCGTTCTCTTCACGAGTTTCGCCGGTCGGCTCGTACTCGCCAGTGGATTCGTTTTTCTTGGTCTTGTCCACGATCTGCTTGATCAGACCACCGAACACTTGCTTGCCGAGCAGCTCGGTCAGCATTTCCACGTTGGTCGGCACTTCAGCTTTGGCTTCGCTGGAGTACAGGTTGACCACCTTGGTTTCGGTTTCCAGTTGGGCAATTTCTTTACCCACGGTCAGCAGGCACAGGCTGTTGGCCATGTTGAAGCCCGGCAGGTATTGCTTATCGCCGTTTTTGTCCACGTAGAAGTTCTTGCAGCCCTTGGCTTTGCCAGAGGTCATCCAGAACTGCTGACGGACATCTTTACCGTCTTCGGTGGTCAGGTGAACCACAAGTGACAACGCCTCGCTGTCAGCCTTCTGCAGATAGGCCAGCTTGACGGTGAAGTTGTAGAGGTTGGTGTCCAGAACGAAACCACCACCTACCGAGTCTTTTTCGGAGGCGATGTCGTTGGAGGTAGCGAGGCTGGAGAGCAGAGACATGGTGTTTTCCTTTTGAGGAGGTTGGGTGGGTTAAGCGTAGTAATGGTGCAGACGGTCAAGAACCATCTGCATATCGTTGTCCATGTAAGTCTCTTTGTTTTCAAAGAGGCCCATGGGGCCGCGCAGACGTTCGGAGACAGTCTCCTTGGTCAGCTTGGTTTGGAAGACGTATTTGAAGCCGAGGGCTTCGTCTTCCGGAGAGATGTTCAACATCGGGTTGGCGTAGTCCTTCAAGGACTTCAGTGCCACCTTTTTGCTGGCGATCACGATGGAGAAGAACGATTCCAGACCAACACCTTTCAGTGCGCCTTTGATCGGCACGTAGGTCTCCATGACCATCTCGGACTCGTTGATGTCCGATTTGGTGTGAGCAATGAAGATCACGTTCTTGGTCGAACGGGCAACGTACTGTTGCATCAGGTTTTTGCAGAACTGGGCATAGTTGCCCCATGCCTGCATGGTGTTGGTGGAGGGGATCACGTAAACCGACTCGTACATTTCCATGAGGAATGTCAGAGAATCCACGACGATGGTGTGGATTTCAGGCTTGGTCTCGGCATGATCGAATGCCTCGTAGACCTGAAGCGGATCGGTGATGGTGAACTCCTTGAACTTGGAGCGGAACGGCAGTTTCTTGCCGGCTTCACAGTTCAGGTACATCACCCCTTCAGGGTTTTTCAGCTTGGACAGGCTGGCCGATTTACCGGTGGCAGACTTGCCAACGAGCAACACAAGGTTGTCGTTCACTTGAGATTGAGACATGGAAGGCTTCCTTGAATTTTCACCAACCGCCCGGAGGGCGGCTGATTCTACTGAGAAAGGGTCTTCGGAAGAAGACCCTAATGGTTACGGCTGAGCTACTGCTTGAGCCTTCTTCACCAGTGCCTTACCAACGGTGACCATGATCGAGTTCATGATCTCCATTTCATCCAGCTTGTCAGCTAGCTTGTCATTGAGGTTCAGCACACGTTGACGAATGGTTTCGTAATCGTGGCCGGTGTCCACCATGATGTAGGCATAGCGCAGCAGCTGATTGTTACGGTTGCCGTCACCAGTGTTGGTCATCACCCAGCGTTCCAAGCTATCCATGGAGTGCAGAGTGTTCATCTGGTTCTTGCGATCCTCGTTCTTGCTGGTCTTCGGAATGAAGGGCAATACGTCAAGGAGCTGACCGTCGGTGTATTCACAGTGACCGTTATGGCTCAGCCATTTACGGGCTACCTGCCCTGTCGATTCGTCCACCTTGAAAGGCATCCACTCGAACAGGTTGGACATGAACTCCTTGTAGTCCTTGGCGTCGAGCTTCAGCTCGAAGTTGGTTGGCAGGATGATCCGGAAACGATCCGTTGCAGGCTTGTTGGCTTCAGCCACCTGATGACGCTTGGTGGTGTAGTACAAGGCTTTGTAGTCCTTGAGCAGCAGCTTGGCCGTGTTGAGGCTGACCTCACCGTCCACGTCGATCACCACCATGTTGAAGCCGGGGATGTAGTTGTCCCCGTTACGGTAACCATCCTTGAGGTGGTGAGCTACCCAGTGAAGCCCTTGGTTCTGGGTGAGCTTGGTCAAATGCTCGAAGGGGGCATAGTCGTTGTTGAAGCCAACCGTAATGTCGCCACTGTAGCTGACGATCATCTTTTCCAAGTCGGTCTCTTTCAGCGACTCACCACGCAGGAACTCGATCCCATCGTTGAAGGCTTTCTTGATGATGATGTTGTTCTTGTAGCCATAGGCAATGGCCAGTGTGAGCATTTCCTGCTTCTGGCTCGCAGAGCCTTTGTAAAACGGCAGGTCTTCTACCAGATCAGCCTGAGTGACTTCCATGCCGATGTTGGCCAGATACTTGGCCAGCTTCACATACGGACGATCACGCGCCAGCATGCGATTGAACGCCTCACCGGAGTCCTCTACCAGTTTGATGGCGTTGTACAGGTGAGCTTCAGTCAGCTCGGGGCTGTCGTCCACGAACGCATAGGCACCTGCCAGTTTGAGAGCCTTAAAGTAACGGTGACTCAGCTCAGCCTTTTGCAGCTCGTGGTGTTCACCAAGCTCTTCTGCATCACGCTCGCACTGCAACTTGTATTCGATCATCAGCAGGGCTGTGGCCTTACTCATGACCAACTTCTTGTTGGCATTGATGATGTTGGCCAACGATTCCAGTTTGTCAGCGAGATCGCTTAGGAACTGGTTATTCGTGGTGTTTGTCATCACGTCGAATACTTGTTGTGCCGTGACGCTAAGGTCTTTCGACGCTTTTTTCAGGTAGCCAAACAAGCAGCGTCGGGCATAGCCGGTCTCCAACATTTCCATCAGGTGCTGCTCAGTAACTGCACCGTCAAACAGCTTGGACGGTGTACCGAATAGCATCATGTTGGTTGGAGTCATGCCCCGAATTTCTTCGTGGCGATGGCTGTCGGAGGTGGATTTAACCAACTTGGTCTTGACCTTACCCTTGTCGTACAACTCAAGGAATGTGGTCAGCACCTCAGTGTTGCCCATCATGTTGGAGCCGATTTCGTCGATCTCCAGATTGACCGAGCCGGCATTGGCCATCAGCAGCTTGTGACGCATCTGCTTCACAGCCGGCGAAGTGCCGGAGTCAAAACTGAACAGCAGGTTACCCAGACTGTCGAACTCTTTGGTGACACGCACCAATTCTTCGTCGGGGTCAGTCTGCTTGCGAGTGGCCCGCTTGTGGGCAATCTGAGGCAGGTTACGTTCAGCCATCACCGGAAAGGTCTCTTCCAAGAACCGTTCACGGAATTGGGACATCACCTCGTCTTCAATGATCGACGTGGAGAAGCCCTTACCAGTGCCTGACGGCGACAGGTTGATGGCATACAAGTTGACCGGAATGTCACCCCGATCAGGGGTGGCAATGATGCAACGCATCTGGGCAGCGGCCACCGCCCATGTGTAGCCCACCAGTACCCGGAAGAACAACGGTTCGGTGTTCTGTGTCCGTGAACAAAGCAGCTGAACCAGCTGCTCTGAAGTAGGGTGGTATTCCATTTGGGATACAGGAAGCATGGGGTACTCCTTAAACGTCAAGATCGCCAGAAGCGATCAAGTCCTGTGCCTGCTTGCAGACCGGAAAGGCTGGACAATAAAGGCATGCTTTAGCCTTACCGGGGATTTCAACGACACGCCCGACGTTACCGTCCTGAGCCATACGGAGGTATGCCTCTTGCTTGTCATCGAAGTTCTTGGTGGAACGCCCGCCCTTGGCAATGGCTTCGGGGTTCTTGTAATACTTCCACGCTGGTTCAGATCGCCACAGCTCTTCATCCGTGCAACGAGGTAGCTCGTCTTGAGGAGCATCGAAGAATTTGTCCATCAGGCTCAGGCGCCCACGGATGAAGTTCTCAGTCTCAGATAGAGACATCAGCTCCAGTTTCCGTTCCAGAGTCCGCTGCTGTGGGTAGTTCGGGTTGGCCCGGGCCATGGCTGCTGACCAGTCAGTGAAAATGAACTGGATAGCCATGACCGGCGAAGTGATGATCTTCGGGTTGAGCCAACGGTAAATGGAACCTTGCAGGATGTAGTCTTTGTCTTTGGTGTTGTTCATCCATGTGAACACTCCGGTGGACTTGAAGTCCTCCAGACGACCATCACCTACAAAGTCGTATTTACCCGACACCTTGTAGCCTGCGATTTCTCGCATGCTGCGCTGTTCCAGATAGACCGGAATGTCCCCTTCCTTGAGGGTGTCTGGATCAGGATTAACCTTGATCCGGGCAATCAGCGATTCCGGATAGCCCATCTTGGCCAGAGCCTTACTTGGGTCATTGACCCACGAACGCTCGATAGCATCATGCAGAGCACTACCCATACGGGATTGGGTCAGACTGACCACTTCCACAAGGTCTTTACCGAATGGCACTCGATGAGCCAGTGCCAGTTGACGTATCGGCTTCAGCAGGGAAGTAGCCGAAATGGTTTTCTCCCCTGACTGATAGTCGTAGTTGTCAGTAGCCAGAAACACTGCCATGGACAACGGTACGTTTGCATTGTTGGTGTATTTACGACGCATGAGGTGCTTTCTCCGAAGGTGGTCGAAAGTAGACAGAGACCATCACATGCCACCCGAATAGGTTGAAGAAGGTCTTCTTCATACTGGGTAGCCGTGGGTCAAGATGATCCTCGCAACAAGTTAGAATCTGTATTACCGCATTCTTCATTCCGGGAACGGGTAGAAGGATGAAATACTGCGTCACGAAGCGAGGGAAAAAGCGATTCAGTATCCGCAGCATCGGCTACTCCTATCGGTCTTTGTTGATTTCAAGCCAGCGATTCAAGGTATCGCGGGCTTCACGAATGTCATCGAACTTCGACTTGCCCCCAGTGCGAACACCGGACAGCAGCAGCTTCTTGCTGGCATGGTGAATACAGCCACTGTGATCATTGATCTCGAACCGGTCGTGAACAATGTACACATCGGCCTCATCTATGCCGGTGAAGTCCTTGTAATACTTGGGGTACAGCTCAGCCATGCTGGATTTCATGACCTTTTCACTGGTTCCAATGACTAATTTGTCACTGCAGCCAAAACAGAAGTCACTCGTGTTATCCGAAGATAGGGTGACTGTGCAACCAATCGCTTTACATGTCTTCATGTGCTACCTGGATGTTGGGTTTAAGGTTGGAGTTCTACTGGTTCGCTTCCTGCTATCTTCGCCAGATGCCGATGGATCATCGTCATGGCTAGTTTGGTTGCCTTGATGTACTTCTGAGCCTGACGCTGCTCAATGTTCATCAGCTTCATCACTTCACGAGTGTTGATCATCTCAACACATTGCAGAATGTTGTAGAGCCTTGAGGCGCTTAGCGGGACAGAATTTCCATAATCCAACCGCACAACACCCTGAATGATGTCGTCTACCCAACAAGTTGGATGCCCAATCTCTTTGTCTTGCATAAATGCCAGAAGACCATTGGGTATGTTGCGGGAGCGTGGCTGAGGGGATGAGTCTGCGATGTTGGCATAGCGGATTCGATCTACTCCCGCCTTGCCCAAACGGGCACACAACGTAGGCATTTGGTCGATGGGGTAGGTCAAAAATCAGCTCCTTCTAAAACGTCGCATAATCTAAGGGGAACCCTTCTCCCCCCTCTTACTGGGGATTACAGGTTCACCAAGCGCAGGTACTGCGCCTCAATTCCTCTCCAGCATCCGACGCCACGCAGGACAAGGAGGGAGCGAAGCGACCGAACGCCAGTCCGGATGTGGCTAGGATGCGGCTGGAAAAGCCGAGCATTGTACTGAAATTCTGTGGAGTAATGGTGCCTCCCTGCACCTCCGTACCTATCGCCTTCGCTACGCTTCGGCTCTGGTACTTTGGTGCCGGTCGGCCCCTATCACTTTGGTTTGGTAGTGAGGCAGGTCTTGCAGAGGCATTCGCCACTCCAGTCCACCTCACGGATTTGAGGTATTACGTTGAAGCACCAACAGGTGTCTTTTCCTTGACTGATCTCACACTGCACCGGGCCTTTGCAGCCCGGGCAGGAATGTGTGACCACCCGGGTATGCTCCAGCTCACGCTGTAGCTCCCGGTGTTCCATTATTTAACCTCGCAACCACCAGCCCCACAGGCGATTTCGCCTGTCAGGTTGGTTTCATCGTTGGCTTCGATTACCAGTGACAGATCAACACCGCTGAGTGATGCCATCAGTTCGTGGTAACGCTCTTCGGTGATGTCCTCGAACGGTGCTTGTTGGTAAGTGCCTCCGTCATACGGCAGTACCGAGATGCCGTTGAAGTGGTTGCGGTTTTCCCACATCCAATCAGTGACCAGTGGCCACTCGTCATCCTTCACCGAAATGGTGCAGCTGACGTTGTGGGTGTTGTCGCCTTCACGGTGACCCGCACGTACCCATTCCAGGTTGAAGCGACGTACCCGATTCAGCAGGTCGGCAGGCGACTCACTGCGGAGAATGGCCCCTTCTGGTGCTCGCTGAGGTACACCGATTACAGCCTGTTCGTTGGGACGGAAGTATTCATCTTCCACCAACTGAGGGTGATGCTCGGCAAGGTACTGGTAAATGGCTTCGTTCTTGCCTACGCGAACGCGACGGATGTAGAACGGGGCATGCCATGCGTGAATGCCTGAAGCACTACCCAGCACAAGGCTAGTGGTGCCTGCCGGTTTCACTGTGCTGGTTCGTGCAGCTACGTTGATTCCGATGGCTTTGGCGATCAGGGCATTGGTGGTTTTCACCACTTCAGCCACTGCTTCCAGGTCGAGACCCAGAATGGCACCGCTACCGATACCGGTGATGCCTACGCCAATCAGAGCATCCAGCTCAGTGGTCTCACGCCAGATCGGACGCAGGTAGTGGAAGTCGGTGTAACCCGCTTGCAGGGTGCCGATAAAGGCAGCTGCATGGGCACGAGCTTCCATGTCTTCCTGACTGGTCACGTCGTCGGCATTGATCTCGGTCAGGTTACAGAACTGGTTCGGTCGCAGACCAATCTCACAGCAGGGGTTGGTGCCCCAGTCGAGGTTGTTCGTCCAGTACACACCCGGCTCACCGGCACCACTCGCTTCCACACGTTCCATCAGCGCATAGAACTCGTTCTGGCTGACTGCCCCACGAAGCAGGTTTGCACTGTTGTTGGCACGACCACGTTGCGGCTCGAACAGATACCATGGCAATGCCCCCTTCTCTTTCCACTCAGCAAGCTGGGAAGAGTGCAGCACTATGTTGTGGTAGTCCTTGCCATTCATCGTGGTAATGATGTCGCACTCATACAGTTCGGCATCTTGGTTGATGCAGTCAGTACGCGACATGGTGCAGGCGAGGTTGGACTTGCAAGTCAGCATCTCCTCATCGGCACGGTCGAACAGTACGATCATGGCAGCACGGCGAATGCCCCCTGCCAACACCGCATCAGCGATGTGACAAAGCATGTCGTGCGCTTCGATGGGACGCAGCTTGGTGCCAGTGCCACGAGACAGTGCCGATTCCAGAACCTTCTGGAGCTTTTCCAAGCACTCTTTCAGTGGGCGTGGCCCCGGAGCCTTACCACCAGAGGTGATCAGGCGAGCGCCCTTTGGGCGGATGGCCGAATAGTCGAAGCGTGGCAACGACTTACCGTTGAAGTAAGCCTTCAACAGAATCTTGACGGCATCACCCCAACCTTCAATCGAGTCACCGATCAGGAAGCGATAGGTGCCCGGGGCCGGTTCGGTCAGGCTGGGTAGCTTGTTGACGTGACGGGCTTGTACCGAATAGCCGACACCAGTGCCACCCAGCAGCAGGAACATGGCTTCATGGAATGCAGCCGGATGATCCAGTGGCAGGAAGGCACAGTTGAAAATACGGCTTTCGCTCAGCTCAATGGGGGTACCACCGAACTGCAGGGAACGCATCGACGGCAGCACTTTCTTGGGCCGAACGAAGTCGTTGTACACCTGCTTAATCTGCTCACGCAGTTGCGGATAACGCTTGATGTGCATAGCCACGTTACGGTCGCACAGCTCATCCCAAGTCTCACGACGTTGGATTTCAGGGATGTGGCGTGCGTATTTCATGTGGACAGTGATGTCCGAGAGGATGCCTACAGATACGTCTTTCATGGCGATGTCCTTAATCAACAAGCGCGGCCCAAGAGACCGGGTACAGGGGGCGAATGATGGCGTCCACTTCGGTGAAGAGGTCGCGTACTTCTTTTTGGGCATGGCTGTCCAGACGGGCTACAGCGGCCTGAGCAAAGGCATACAACGAACCAGTCCAGACCCAGTTCACTTCAATCCCTTGGATCAGGAAGAAGCGTGCTTGCTCTGGACATACCCCGTCTTCGATGGCAGCCAGATAGGTCTCGATGGACTTCTCGGCAGTTTCGATGTATTTGCCCATCCACTCTTCGTTGCGGGGGTGAACACCAGCACTACCTTGCTTGACGTTCTCGGCTTTGGCACGGAAGTGATCTGGCACGAAGAACTCAGGACGGCTGGAGATATAGCGACGGGATTCTTCGGACTCAACGAAGCCGATCTTGTGCTTGAAACATTGCGTGCGGATTGGCACCGGAGCCGACATGCGCAGGCTGATGTGCGGGTGACCGAAAGGAACCCAATGACAGGGAATCTTACGGATGTAACCGGCCATGGCTGCCACTTCTTCTTTGCTTTTGGCCATGAACATGTTCTGTAGCAGACTGTCCCAGTCGCCAGACTTCATGCCACGAGCCAGGAAACGAACAAGGTTGTCGTTCTGCTCCTTACTGAAGTTGTCTGCAACATCAGCAAAGCTGTGACGTGCAAAGTTCGCAACGTCAGCATCGGTTAAGTAGTGGTTGAGGTACTGTGCTTTCATAGCTTCTCTTTCTGGTTGGTGGATGGAGCGCGGGTCGAGCAGTTTAAAGAACCAATACGCTTGGTGTCTTGTACAATGCTCAGGTATTTAATTTGGAGGTGTCATTGATGAGTGACTTCACTTGTGGAGGGCAGGTTTGCGGTACTGGTGATTGGGCAGGCCCGAAACCAGGTGATCCAGACAACAATGTCGTGATCTCTGCACAGCCTGCGTTCGGTGGAATTGACGTTAGCTGGACTTTTCCAGGCATCAATCCACACGCAGTAGCTCATGTGATCTTGTATCGCAGTGCGAACATTGAACCTGAAACTATGGTCCAGTTGGCCAAGGTTAATGGCACGTTCTACTTCGATCGGTCAGCTTCACTGACTCCTATGGAGTTCTTTTATTGGATGCGTATCGTGTCTATCAATGGCACGGTAGGTCCAGTCATTGGTCCAGCCTCTTCCATTGCACGCGATACGATCTCTGACACCATCAAGTCCCTTACAGGGAAGATTGATGCTGGTGTTTTGGCACAGTCGTTGAAGACTGACTTGGCAAAGATCGAGATCAATGCCTTGGGTATCACTCAAGAGATACTTGAGCGTGCTCAGAATGATGATGCTCTGGGTGCATCGTTCAATGAGATTCAGGCATTCTCTGAAGAGACTCGTGCTCTGGTACAGAATGAGGTCTTGGCACGTACTGAGGCTGATGCAGCCTTTGTGAATGTGGCCAACACCATCTATGCAGAGACTGAGGAAGCTAAGACTGCTATTCAGACACTCAGTCAGGTGGTTGCTAAGGCTGACCAAGCTCTAGCTAAGCAGATTACTGCAGCTCAGACCGAGTTGAATGGCAACATTGCTCAAGTCGAAACCAACATGCAGTCTTCCATTAAGCATGTGGAAGGTAAGGTTGATGAGATTGGTGCCCTTTATACCGTCAAAGTAAACGTCAACGGTCTGGTTGGTGGCTTTGGTGTGTACAACGATGGTCGTGAAGTCCAGGCAGGCTTCGATGTTGACACCTTCTGGATCGGTCGTACCAATGCCCAGCTAAAGAAACCCTTCATCGTTTCAGGCGATGAGGTATTCATCAACGGTGCTGTGGTTAACAAGATCACGTTCAACCAGATGCGATCTGATGACGGTTCCCTGTTGTTCGCAGGTGGCAAGCTACAGGTCAAGTACATTCAGGTTGATGACCTACAGATTACCAATGCCAACATCAAGGGTGACTTGAAGTCGGATAACTACGTAGCTGGTAAATCGGGCTGGATCATAAAAAAGTAACTGCCATCACCCTGCCTTACCTACAGAGTGATGGCTCAACTGCCTACGGTAATTTCATGGCAGAGTTTAACGATGCTTCCTTTTCTGGGGATGTCTCAGGTCTGGAAGGTACGTTCTCAGGTGTTCTAACTGCTGATGCTGTTAATGCTGCAGCCAACATAAACATTGCTGGCCAGGCGGTTGCTCTTACGACTGTATCTTTCCTGGCTGATCGTCGAGGTTTCTCAGATGGTGATGGCTGGTTGAAGGTACACAGCTGTAAGTTTGTAGTTCCTGCAGATGACCTATCAGGGGGTTGGTTTACTGGTGGTGTGCAGTATCGCCTGGTGGATATGAAAGGCGACAACGATCAGTACTTGATGCAGTACCGTCTTCGTCTTAATGGCAAGGTGCTATTTACTTCTTCTGGCTGGTATCGCTTTGGTATTTTCTGTAAGCGTATTCAGGAGTTCTACCACGAAGTAGCAGGGAAGATTGATACCCCTGGTATGTATGAACTTTCCATGGATTATCAGTTTGCTGAAGCACCTACCAACGTGTACCCAATCTTCAGCAATATCATTTTTCGTGTTGATTACGTGAGGAAGTGACATGTCGTATATAGAGCTTTCCGACACGATGTTCCGTGGCACCTTAAAAGGTGCTCGGGGAAAGGCTCGTTTCAAACTCACAGCTAAAGCGATCAATGCTATCGACACTGTGAACATCAACCACAACATGGTCACCTATGACTACAACATCCAGTACAGCACTCCTAGTCAGTCCGCTGGTTCGGTGCTTGTTACTGCTGGCATCAACGTGCCAGATGAGGAAGCCTGGGTAGAGATCATTGCTTACGGGGCTGGTGCTGGGAGTGTCCGGGTAAACGGAAATACCATGCCCAACCGTAACTTACGTGGTCCTGGACAGAAGCTGCTGCCTTTCGTGTCTGTAGTGAAACTACCTAAAGGGCAGCATACAGTGCAGCTGATTTCTGCTGCTTCTGGGGCTTCTTCGGGTTTTATCATGTGCCGTTACATTCGTAAGACGGGTGGTTGAAGATGACGCTTCCTTCAGGTTATGCAGAGTTCAATGATGGTGATGCGGTAATCCGGGGACGTATTGCCGGTTCCGATGGAACCTTCTCTGGTTCATTTGATGCAGCCAACATTAACGCCATTGAAAGTATCAATGTGCGTAATGGGGCTGTGTCCGCCTACTACAACTTCGAGTTTCCTAATAAAAGCATGAAGGCTGTGTTTCAAATACCTGGCCAAAAATACACCCAGATTGCAGACATCATCATTCCTATTAGGATGTCTGCATTAGGAAATATAGAACCTTGGCAGGCTGCTAAAATTGACCTGTATAAAAATGGAGTACTGCTGTCACATGCAGAAGTCTATTTTAATGGTTGGACTGTAAAAAGAAGTGGTGGTAGAAATAGTGGAAGTTATACACAATCTTTTCGCCTTGAATATCTTCAGGTTATTAGATTTGTTGATTTTGAAGTAACAGGTAATGCTACATATGAACTTATTCTTACGAATAGTTCTTACTTAAAAAAAACAAGTCCAGGTGCTGAAACAGCCAGTCCTGCAGTGATGTTGGATATGCTTGGCCCTGTAACAGTTGGTTTTCGTAAGAGGTAATTAAGATGGTAGCTGCAACGATTTATGACAAGCGTAATGGTCAAGTGATCATGACGGTCGAAGCGCCTGATGAGGAATCAGTTGAGCTTCAAGTGAGTGATGAGCTGAACCAGAAGATTCTATGGGGTCGGCGTGTGGATGCTGCCAACTTCTACTTTGTGGCTGGTGTGGATGTAGCTCGTCCTGTGATGGATTTGAGTATTAACCACGCAGGCGTCCTGGCTAAAGGTCAGCTTCTCAAGGTGGAAGGTATCCCTCTAGGCTGCTCTGTTGTGTATCCGGGGGGCCAGACCACTGTTAACGATGGCTACATTGAATGGGCTTCAGTAACCTCAGGTGAGTTTGAAATCTATCTCACCTGCTTTCCCTACAAAGAGGTAATCCTTAATGCCATCGTTGGGTGAATTTGATGGTCTGGCTCAAGAGCCGGCCACCCTACAAGACATTGATGCAGCTCGTTTGGCTGCTGAGTCTGTAGTACAAACTTCTCGTGGTGCGTTGCAGTTTGATCTGGTCAGTCGCCAGCGCATGAATGATGTACTCATGACTCTGGAGCCTGATAACGCGAACTCTGCTGTTACTTGGGTAATGGCAGACAACACCAAGCAGTACCTGTGCTATGAAGAGTTGCGTGATCTTCACTATGAAGCCACCACTCTGATTGGTCCTCGTATTGGGCGAGTCTTCGACATTGCATCGGAATTAAAAGAACGGCTTCGGCGTGGTAAAGTGGTGACTCTCCGGGACATCAGTGATGAAGCCTGGAAGTGATCAGCTGATTTGACACTGGTCGTACCTATACGGGATGCTTTTTCAGCATCCTGTTCTTGTTTCATCCCTTAACTCCTGGAGTTCACAATGTCGGCATTCTCCGATCACCTTGAAGCTGCACTGATCAACGCAACTTTGCGTGGTGCTACTTACACCGGCAGTGCCGTGTATGTGGCTCTGTTCACTTCTGACCCTACTGACGCTGGCTCGGGTGTTGAGCTGGTTGATGGTGCTTATGTTCGTCAACGTGCTCACGCTTCCGTGGCTTCGGATGGTTTCACCATTCCTGCCAACGGCTCGTCCAGCAACACTCGTAACCTGATCTTCCCTGCCATTGCTGGCACCCAGAAGGTCGTGACTCACTGGGGCATCTACGATGCACAGACCAGTGGCAACCTGCTGTATCACTCCCCGATGGTGAACCCAAAGACTCTGGACCCGACTGACGTTCTGTCGTTCCCGATTGGTTCGCTCGTCGTAACCTTGGCTTAACCCATGCGCTTTGGGCTATCGCTGTTTGGTGGGGCAGCTCCGGGGCTAGTAATAGCTGTGGGGCTTACTGCTGCTTGCGGTGCCCAAGTTGATGGGCAACCCAACGTCACCCGCCTGGGTGCAGGTAATGCTGCATCTCAGGCGGTAGTGACTGGCTCTGGCAAGCGTACTGCTAACAACAAAGTTTCGACTTTGATTGCTCGGGCTACTGCTTCAGGCAATGCCCGTAACAACATTACTGCCTCTCCTCTTAGTGCCCTGGCTAGTGCTACGGCCTCTGGACAGGCAAAAGCATTCTTTTATGGGGCTGGCTCGGTATCTGCGTATGCGCAGGTTCAAGGTTCCCCATTCCGGCAAGCTCGTGGTTATGGCTTGCCTGCAAAAGCTACTGCAGCACTGGAGTGCTACCCAGAGACTTGGGAGGTAGGTGAGGCTTCACCTGCTCTGGCCTTTGCTTATGGGTATGGTACTTGGCACCACATCGGCCACGGGAACGCCTTGGCGTTTGCCCAAGCTAACGGCCTTGGAATGCACACCCATGGTGCTACTGGGGAAGCTGTTGCTCCGGCTGCTGCTACTGGGGTCTGTGTACTGACTCATGGTGCTGAAGGTCTGGCTGAATGTTCAGCCAAAGCCTTTGGTGATGCTGCAGTTAAAAAAGGTGGTGTGCGATACCTAGCTGCCAACGGCAGTGCAATTTGTACTGCAGAAGCTCAGGTACTAACTGTATCCATCTATCAGCCTCAGATTGCTGAATGTGTTGCTGAGCTTGAAGGTACTGCCTACTACATCTTGGGTGGTGCAGGTAATGCCCTGGCCACTGCAACAGCTGGTGGTGATGCTGAAGTTATCCAAACTGCTGCTACAGCTGACCCTGCCCACACTTCTGCTGCTGCTACTGGGGCTGCTAAGAAGTGGGCCAACGCAATTGGTAATGGTGTCGCTACTGCAACAGGCTTTGCTGATCCAGAAGTGAAACAGACTGCTGTTGAAGCTATGCCGGGGGTGTGTACTGCGACTGTATCTGGGAATGCTGAACGCATTTGCCAGGCTGAAGGTCTTGGGTTGGCTACCTCTACCTGGGATGTGGTGTACAACAAGATTGTTACTGGGTATCCAATGTTGGGTAAAGCCACTGCAACCTTGTTCCAGTATCAGATTGGGATTGGTGTTACCCCACAACCAGCTGCATGTGATGCAGTTGTGTCTGGTGATGGGCAACGTATTGCTTTTGTAGATCAAGTCACTGCTCTTGCAACCGCTATTGGATGGGGTGCTAACCAAGTTAATGATCTGGTTCCAGCTCCGGTTAAACGGCAAATGGTTGTTCCTGTGGTTTCCCGTGTAGTGCCTGTTCCATTTGTTTCTCGAACCATCTACGTCGCTGCGTGAGGCTCTATGTATACCTACCAACAACAGACTAAAGATGTGCTCGATTACGATGTCATCATGGATGATTGGTTTGCTGAAATCCCCGGTGATGACATTCAATCGGTAACCATCACAGTTACCAGTGTTACTGGGCTGGATTTGGCACTTGTAGTAGGGCCAGCGCCTCACCCAGAGTACGTTCTTATGGGTGCCACCCCTACACGCTTTAAGGTGTGGATCGGTGGTGGTACTGAGTTTGAGGACTACATCGTGACCTGCTTGGTTAAGACTGAGCAGGATCGAACCTTCGAAGTTGAGTTCAAAATTAAGGTGCGGAATAAATGAGTAACCTTGGAAACTTTGTTCAGTGCCGTTTTGTAACTCCACTGGCTATCGGTGCAACGGAGATGACTCTCTATGCTGCCGATGCCCCCTACAACCTGCCCCCTGCTGAGGGTGGTTTGCTGGTGCTGTGTGACAGTCCCGGCAATCCCTCTTTCATTGAGGTGATCTCGTATACCTCCCGTACTGGGTTGAACCTGTCGGGGGTAGTACGGGGTCTTGAAGGGACTACTGCTCGTGCATGGTCTGGCTTTGCCTACTGCTTCCAGTCGATGTTGGCTGGCGACTATGCAGCTGACATGAATGCCAAAGAGAATGCCATTACTGCTGGTACTGCTGCGCAGATGTGGTTAGGTAACAAGACTTGGGCATCTGTACTGAGCCAGGTGCAGGGTACTTTGCTCACTGGTTTGAGCTTGGCTACTGGCACGGCCATTACTGCAGCCGACACTGTGTTGTCAGGTTTGGGTAAGCTCCAGAAGCAGATCACTGATGCTGCTACCAATCTGGCAGCTAACGTGCGTGCTGTTGCTTTAACTGGTTACCTGGCAGGTAGTAACACGGCACTGGCAGCAACGGACACTATTCTGGCTGCCATGGGCAAGTTGCAAGGTCAGCTTAATGCGCGTGCGCCTTTAACTGGTGAAGGTACTTCTGGTTCCTGGCCTATTTCGGTAACAGGAAATGCTGCGCGTGCCCGTCCTCAGCGATCTGATAATGCTAGTTGGGACCTCTACTGGAGTAACCCAGGTGGTCAACCAACTTATTACTTAGGTAGTACGGATGGGGCTACCGTACAGCCATATGCCATTGGTGTAATGAATGTTGGCTCTGCTACCAAGTTGGCGACGGCTCGGACAATCAATGGTGTGCCTTTTGATGGTACAGCCAACATCACTATTGCGGCAGGTGAGACAGGTCGGCTGCCGTTAACTGGTGGCACGTTGACTGGTCGCCTAAACGGTACTAGCTGCGGGATGGTTGGTACAGGCAACGACTACAGTAGCGGAGCCTACGAGGTTATAGGCAATGGCGCCTCTAATACGGTCTTCCCTACAATTGGCTTCCATCAACCGAGTGCGTACGCCTCCAGCTTGCAGTTGCGTGGTGCCTCCGACTTTCGCTTCTATGCTCAAGGTGCAGCAGCTTACGCTAACGTGACTGCTAACATTTTCTACGGCACGCTGTCAGGCAACGCTTCTAGCGCCTCCTCTGTACCGTGGTCAGGCGTATCAGGTAAACCAACAACGCTTGGGGGTTACGGCATTACCAACGGCTACGCGATGGATGGCGTGAACACCGGCTGGTTTCGCAGTTACGGCGGAAACGGCTGGTACAACCAAGATTACGGTGGTGGCATCCATATGACGGATTCCACTTATGTTCGCGTCTACAATGGTAAAGCCTTCTACTGCGCCGGTAATGAGATTGTCCTTGAAGGGACTAGTCCTACATTACGGCTTTATGACACCGACAATGCGATAAATCGCTATGTTCACGCAAATGGCGGTACAGTCGGCTTTCTCAGAAGCGATGGCAACTGGGGCTTTTATAACGACAACTCAGGTAATACTTACTCTGTCGGTAACGTGACTGCTTACTCTGATATTCGCCTCAAGACTGATATTGAAGTAATTCCAGATGCTCTGGCGAAGGTGATGAAACTACGTGGCGTAACGTACACACGTATTGATTCTGGTGAACGGCAGACAGGTGTCATTGCACAAGAGATCAAAGCAGTGCTCCCGGAGGCTGTTATGGTTGGCGCTGACGAAGACGCAACTTTGTCGGTAGCTTATGGCAACTTGGTGGGTCTGTTGATTGAAGCCATTAAAGAACTGAAGGCTGAGGTTGATGTGTTGAAGCAGGGGGCTAAATAATGGCACTTCCTTCTAGTGGCGAACTGTCATTCTCTGGATTGAATAACCATATTCGACGCCCAGAAACTCAGGCTTTAAGTTTGAATGACGCGCAAATCCGAGGGCTTGCTCAAAAGCCTTCAGGGGCAATCGCTGTAAGTGATCTGCACGGTAAGTGGGCTGGTACCCGCCTTACCTCTGCTTACGATAGTGTCAATACGCGCTATGGATTTCAGCAAGGTATTGCTGGTTCAATTGAAGGTGACTTTGCCGGTTCTAACTTAAAAAGTTGTTACTGGATTAACATCCCTGGTTGGTACATTTTAAACATGGAAACAGTATCTGGAGCAGCCCAACCAACATCACGTACTCTTAAGATTACGGACGATAACTTTAATGTCATCGCAACATATACTCTGACTGCTTGGACACTTTCAAATGGTGTTTGGTCTGCTGCAGTAGGTGCGCCTACTAACCCATTTCCTGCTGGCACTAAACGGTGGCTCACCTGGTGATTCATTTCGAAAAAGTTACAACACACTTAGGGTTGCAAGAGCACTATGGCTTAATTGAAGAAGCCTGTGCTCGTATTACTGCCCGGCAAGGATTCCGGGCATTTGCCCCTGATGTGTATGCAGCCTTGCTTCAAGGCAAGGCTGATTTAATCGTGGGGTTCCGTGATGGTGAGGTGAAAGGGTTCTTCACTTGTTATGTGGTTGAGCACCCATGCAGCCCACCTCATTTGCATGTGTGGCATGGTTACATTAGACCTGGCGATCCTGCTGATGGTTTAATTGCCGCCTTTGCTGAGTTGAGCAAAGTTGCACTGGAGAAAGGTTGTTCCCAGCTGGTGTTTGGTACACGGCGTAAAGGTTGGGAGCGTGCAGCAAAACGGGTAGGCATGAGCCTGCGTGATTACACTTTCGCAAAACAGATAGGTGATTGAATGAAAACCAAACTTCTTGCAGCCCTGGCTATTGCTGTTGTTCTTGCTGGTTGCAGCAAAGATCGTGACGACGATGACGACAAACCCAATGTTCGTCCACCAGCTCCGATATATCAGTTCACTCTGGAAAGCATTCAGCGTGACCGTATCGCGGTCAACAAGTTGGAATGCAAGGGTGAAGCGGACTGCCTGACCTTCCAAGCAGCTGCTTTGAAAGAGCTGGATCGTATGGAAGCTGAGCTGGGTAAGCAGCCTTGAATGCGGTCGAGATTCTGCAGGAGCATCTCCGGATGCTTCTCACTCTTTATGGTCCCCTCTCTAGTGGGGCTGGGTATTTACAGGGTCTGATTGATGCCCGTACAGCAGCAAACCTATTCACATTGGAGCCGGGTGTTACTGCATTTATGCAGCCTACAACTATTGCAGGCTACCTGATTGGTGCTGGCAAAATCTTCGGTGAAGATAGTGCTGCTGTAACGTACCTTCGTGAACTGGAAGTACTGCATGGTCCTGAGCAAGTAATTGAGCTTCCTGAGCTTGATGTGGCATATCAGTTAGGACGTTTGGTGAGTGGTTCTGAATTACCACTGACTCTGCTTCCTGAATAATCAGTAGAGGGGCTATATGACTCTTGGTCAGAAGCAACGTAACTTCACTCGTATGATTGGCTTACTCATTGAGTATGCCTACCAACAGGGATTTGAATTAACTGTCGGTGATGCGTACCGTGATCCACGGTTGCACGGTGCCATTGGCATTAAGGCTGGCTACGGTCATCCAAAGTCTAGCCACAAGCAACGCTTGGCAATGGACTTCAATCTCTTCAAGGATGGTAAGTTCTTGCAGGAGACAGAAGATCACCGAATCCTGGGGGAATACTGGGAATCCATTGGTGGTAGTTGGGGGGGTCGTTTTAACGACGGCAACCATTATTCGTTGGAACATGAGGGCATCAAATGAATGCAGTTCTTGGTTACCTGAAGCAAGCAAGCACCTGGCGTGGTCTGGCTATCTTGGCCGGTGTGTTCGGTGTGGTGATTGATCCGGCTTCCATGGAAGTCATCGGTGCTGGCGTTGTCGCTGCCATCGGTGTCGTTGAAGTCGTGCGCAACGAAGTAGGTAAGTAATTTACCTGGTTCAAGCTGAAGGCCCTTAGGGGCCTTTTTCTTTGTCTGAAATTTGACGCCTGTTTAATGACCTCTACTGTTTTTGTGGGTATGTCAACTAACAGGCATATACTAGGCACTCATTAACTTAAGGAGTGCTTATGGCCACTTCAAATAGCACCGTAGGCCGCAGCTGGATGCAAGTGGCTAGTGATTCCAACACCGACCTTCTAGTGACCTGGAATGACGCTGTTGAACTTGAAGTGGCTACCACTTCTACGAACCAGGAACCCACAGTATCAGGCCATCGTGTTACTCGTGATGATGCAATCAGCCGTGGTGTGATTGGTCCTGGTTATGTCTGGGTCCGTCTTGTGGGTAGCAACCCTCAAGAAAATGTCTTCGTGGTGATCAGCAAATGATGAAGCGAGTCAGTCCTTTCCGCATCATGCGTAAGACGGTCCAGATGTCTAAGGCTGTCAAACGTGGTAATGCTGAGCTGCTGGCCATGGCCTTTGTAAGCCCATTGGCCTCTCAGTACATCCCTTTTCTGTAGGTGATCCATGACTAAAAAGATGCAGGTAAAAGACGGTAACGGCCAGTTGCAGGATGTATTCACTTCACCTGGTTATGATGAGAATGATGACTCGGTTAAGGTCAAGAGCATGCAGAAGCGTGTTCGTGATGCTTTCCCTGGTGCTGCAGTGAACCCACTGAAGTGGGACACTGCTTTAGGTACTGGTGGTACTGCAACTGTTTCTGCAGGTGCATTGACTATTGGCAGCGGTACTACTGCTAACAGTGAATCCAAACTCACCTCTAAAGAGATGTTCACCATCCCTTTTCGAGTGTCTGTGGGTTTGCTGATGTCTCAGCGTATTGCCAACCAGTCTTTCTATATGGAAGCTGTGTCGGTTAATCCGGTGACAGGCATTCCTGATGGCCTGAACTCTATGAGTTGGCTAATGGATGGTACTAACCCTGTGTTGGGTAAGTACACTGTTCAAGCTGAGGGCATGGCTGAACTGGCAAGTGCCACTTCAACTATCCCTTCCACATCTACTACCAGCCTATTGGAGCTGGAAGCCTTTGCTGATGAAGCCTGGTTCCATACTGGGGTGTTTGATGGTGTAGCTGGACGTACACAGAGCTACCGCCGTCACCAACGTACCCCCGATCCAAATGCGTTCTACAAGATTCGATTCCGCTGGAAGAATGGTGCTTCTGCACCAGCATCTAACACCAACGTACAGATTTCTTCGTTTGCTGTTGAAGACTATGCTGAGATTTTGGCTGAAGTTGTTGCAGGCCGGGGTAATAGTTCTGCAGGACAATCCTTGGGGGTATCGGTAACCAACAGTCTTAGTGTTGCTGGTACTATTCGACTCTCCCCTAGTGCTGCTTCTGATGGTTATGGCACTGTAGGTAAGTTGCTTTCTGCAGCTACTACTAACGCTACCTTGGTGCGTAACGCACCCTGCAATATCGGGTTCTTGAGTGCTCACAACCTGAGTGCTGCAGTGAAGTTCCTGAAGATTTACAACAAGGTCACTGCTCCTACGGTTGGTACAGATACCCCTGTAATGGTTATCCCTATCCCACCTAACAGCCACGTTGCTGTACCTATCCCAGCTGCAGGTTATCGTTTGTCTGTGGGTATGGGTCTGGCAATCACCGGGGGTGCTGCTGATAATGACACCACTGCAGTGGCACTGAATGATGTCGTCGTAAACTGGGGGTACATCTAATGCGCTTTAAAGCTGATTGCAGCCTTCGGTGGAAACCCTTGGCGGATGCTGTAGGGGAAGAAGATGGTGAAGTTGTAGGGGAAATGACCAGTGATAGTGTTACCACTGTTGATCTGATTTTCCCTTCTTATGGTCAGGTCTGTGGGATACCCAGCACTGAGCTGGAATAAATGAGAAAGCCCCCTACTTGGGGGCTTTTTCTTTGTGTGGATTCACCATGTCCACAGGGAGTGGAATGCCTTTGGCCAGCAGCCAGATGAACCAGCGGTTGTTGACCTGCTGCTTGGTGTACAGCTCACCTTTACGGGTGACATTGATGCCCGGAAAGTATTTGACGTGCATGGCCTCAAAGGGGTCTCGCAGACGATCTAAAGGCACGGCTACTCCAATAGGGAAAGCAGTTGTTCCGCTTCCCGGTAGTTCACACTCTGGGTGATGAGGTTGATGGGGGCCATCTCTGCTACCAGCTTTTTCAGACTGTCGTACAACAGATCGGCGTGTTTAATGCGAGCCAGAATGTTGAGTATCTCTGGTTCGCTCCAGCGGTCTGTATCCACATTCATGTGGAAAACATTCCCGCTGGGCATTGGGTATAGGAACGTACTCATGAGAATAAGCTCTTGCTTGGGTGTTGTCGTAACTGCTTGGGGTCATGCAGCAGAGACTGCTGATAGGTTCTTCGTTGAAGGAACTGAGCTTGGCTGATCGAGGCATCTCGTTGGATTATTCCCAACAGCTCATCAAGGGCTTCGACGTGCTCATTGGGTTCCAGCAAGGATGCAACCTTTAACAGTGGCATGCACTGGCTGGTGAGAAAGTGCAGACGCCGTGCTGATTTGAGCAGGGCATACAGTTGCCACCCTTCAATGCTGTGGAGTGGTATGGGTAATTCCACTTCAATGGGCTTTCCATCCACTGAAATGAATAGCCCGGGGTATCGCTGACCTCTTTGTGCGCTCATCGGATCACTTCCCTTTCTCTTTGCCAGCCTTGGCAGGTCAAACACAGGATGACTTCAACACTGTTGAAGAACACTCCGGTGTACCGCCGTTTATGAGTATGGGAGCAGCTGTGTGGGTTCTCTTCACCAGTGAAGACTTTCACCCGCTGTAGCATCTCCAGACGTTTCTGAGCACGCAGCAATGCTTCATGCAGCTGGCTCATCTCTTCTTTCAGTTGAGGAATGTCCCACTGATCTTTCAGCATGGCCATATCGGTCTGGATGATTTCGATACCTTCAGTCAGTTTGGTCAACGTGGTGAAGCTGTTGAGCATATAGACCGCATAGGTGATCCAGCTGCTTAGGCGTTCAGGGGTAAATGGAAGCATGGGGATTCCTCGAAGTGGGGGCGAAAAAAAGCCGCCCGGAGGCGGCAAAGTTAGGAGCATCGCAGGGTTCAATCAAGCTCATCAATAGGGGGTAGGCGTTTCTCGATGAACTTGTAACGACGGTATAGCGCACGCTCGAACATTTGAAAAGAGCGCCCGCCAACGTGAGCAGCCAATGCCACCAGAACAGGCAGGGTTGCCCACTTAGGTAAGTCTTCAGCAATCTTGGGATAGATGTCGTACATCAGATAGCCGCAGAGGATTGCGGCAAGGAACTCACTGGTAACCCAGATGAGTGTGGCACGTTGTCCAAGGACAATACGTTGAGCAATGGAAATGACGCCGGAGACCGTGCTGATGATCAATGCGCCTAACAAACTCCAGTAGTCGTAATTATTGTGCATCAGAGGGTTCCTAGCTGAGTTATAGACAGGGCAATTCTACTGGCCACTGAGGGTAAGCCCCAAATCAGCGTCGGAATAATCGACGGGAATACTTGGTGAGGTTCTTGGAGATGACTACATCGAGCTTGGCAGCGAAGTCTTCAGCTACATCTCGACTGCATTCCATACCCCGACCGGGGAGCATCCAACAGATGCCTGTTGCAGTTCGTACTGCAGTTAATTCAGCAGAGCCAACGATGATGTTGTCGCTCTTATACTCGAACTCTTCGGACATGCCGCACCCCCAGATAATTGACTGGCTGCATATTACCGTACAGCCAGTCAAATCTGGAAGTTCCTATTGTAATTCAATGCCTTGGATCGTATTACCGGAGAAACGATTCTCGAACAACTCGATGACAGCGTTGATGTCAGTTGCCTGACACTCGAACTGTTGGTCTTCGTCTGGATCGGACTCGAAGTGAGTCACCAGATAGTTGTTCAGCCCCTGCTCATTGACGACATTCAGGAAAGTTTCCTGCATGCGTTGTTCAATGATCTCAGGGTCAATACCGTTCATGTCATCCGGGGCCACAGTGACCACCGCATAACCATGCTCACGGAGCGCCTCAATAGAGGCACGAGCGATTTGGGACATACTCATGTTTCCTTCTAGTTCAAGTTTTCAAGGTAGGTTTGGAAGTCACTGTAAATCTTCTCCTCAATATCAGGAGTCAACTTACATTCCAACCACTTGGCAGGGTATCCCTTACGATCCAGAAGGTGAAATTCAAACTCTTCTGGTTCAGGTGGGTCACAGTCACCGTACCCACTGCCATAAATCCGCATGGGTTCTGCCTTATGGAAGGAAGTGACTTTGACGATGCAGGGAATGCCGCAGACTTTCGTATGAAATTCCATAGCAGCACCTAATTTGTTGATTGTTCTTTGAGCAAGCACAATAAGCCATCACAGGAGGACTCTTAATGCCCAACTCTCTCTGGGATTCCAAGACGATCTCAGGGCTGTTACAGCCCGCAGCAGACAAATGGAATCGCCTGTCTACCTTCACTCAACGAGCAGACAACATTGCTGAACAGAACTTTCCGGACAGTGCCCGGGATGCCAGTAGCAAGAATGCTTTCCGGCATGCCCTTGGCACGGGGATGTTGACCCGGGAGTTAGGGGGTGGGCCTATCGCTGCCACCATGGCCAAGATGGCTGGATGGGGTTGGGAAGGCTTAGGGGCCAGTCAGTTGATAGACAGTGCCCAACATCGTCTTGATACCAAGCACGACCTGAACGCCAACAATATCGGGGCGTCGGTTGCTACTCAGGCCAAGAGTGAAGCTGAGCTTGTAGCCCGTCTGAAGGCTATGGCTGGCGCTTCAGTAGTCGCTCAACCACCCGGCTTTTTCGAGCAAGGCCGACCGTATATGACACGTACTGAAAAATGAGCCAGATGAATGGGGGCACCAGCACCAGGCTGACTGCTTCCATACCACCCCAGTAAAAGGGGTTACCTGCTAGTGGATGGAGGGGAAACATTTCGCTATGCACCATGGCGTCAAGGAGGATGTGGCTAAGGCCACCCAGGTAAGCACCAACGACCCAAGCCCATGGATGGCCTGCAGCCAAGGTAGTTCGTGATTGAAGGGCTGCCTTCCACAGCATGCAGAGCAAACCCACACACGTCACAATCCCCGCAATAGCGAAGGCAGCAATAAAGCTGTGTGAATTGGCCCCGTGAAACTCACCAATATCTAAGCCAAAGGCGTAGTAGGCGATGGCTGCAGCATCGAGCCAGAGGGTTACCAAGATAAAGGACAGGTTGCTGACCTTACCCGGCAGGAAGTGATTCAGGGGGGCCAGGATGCCCAGATGTAGGGGGGTGATTGGCATGACGGTTATTCCGCTATAGCCCCTTGGCACGACAATGCGTGCATCAGGGATTCGCCCAGCTCTTGAGCAGCATAGGCATAGGTGAGTGGTGCAGTCAGTTGCAGCCCGTAGACCACAGCAAAACCAGAGCGGTTCTGCCAGAGAGATACGTTGTACTGACCTTCGATTGGGTAGTCAGCCACTAACTTGTAGCGGCGACTGCGCATAATGGCCTCTACCTCCTCCAAAGAAGGAAGATGCGACCGCGAACAACGCTTCATCAGTTGTACTCCAGCGGGCACCAGTCAGGAATGACATTGGTGGGACGTGCATGCACACGACCTGAATCACCAACCGTAGTGGTGTAAGGCAATTCTTGTTTGGCAAAACGACAGATAGGAACACAGCTGATAGTGCCAAAGGCACCAGTGTGATCCTTGTACTGACACCCAGAGCAGGTCTGTTGCACGATCTTACGTGCAGTCAGCTCACTGGCTTTGAGGATGTAAGGGCCAACAGTGAACTGGTTGTGTAGCTCACTGACTGTGTAGCGGAATTGGTTACCCATATCGCTACGGCAGGTGAACACGTAACCTAGAGTCTCTTCCTGCTCGACAGACACGATACGGGCATTGCCAATTCGCATACCGTTCTTGGTCATGAGCTGGGTGCCAGGGATCAGTTCTTTGCCCAGGTTCAGTCGTTCAGCCCACTCGGGCAGGTGATAAATCTCGCTGTACATGTTTACCTCGAAATAGATGGGGGCATTGCTGCCCCCGGTGGTGTTACTTGCCAGCCACCTTGGTCACTTCAGTGACTTTGGTATCGCTGATGCCCAGTGCAAGCCAACCTTTCTTGGCTGCTTTCTTCTCGCGGAGAATTGCCTCAGCAATCTCTTTGGTCAGAGGCTGAGTCAACAGCGATTGAATACGCTCACGGGGTGTTGCACCGGTCGGTTTCCATTTGGGTGCCGGAACTTTCACCACGGCAGGGTGCTTAACTGGGGCTGGTTCCGGCTGGAAGGTTTTGGCTGCGATGCCGATGACACGCTCGGCCTCCTTCTCAGTGATGCCCAGACGTTCCCAGCTGACTTTGGCTGCTTTCTTGAAGCCTACCAGACGAGTCGCCGCAGCAATCTGCTCGTTCTCAGTCTTGGCTTCCATGACGGCCACCATCATCTCTTCAGCTTGTTGCTGACGCCCAGACTTCTTGTCACCGATGGATTTGGCCAAGGCCACTGCATCGACTTCAGACGATTTCTTTGCGTCCTGTTCGATGACATCCAACGATTGAGCCTGCACGGTCTCATCGAGCTTTACCTCGGCCACCTGTTCAGTGACTGGGGTAATGATCAGACCACCACCGTAACCTTCGGTGATCTGTACGGTCTCGATGATGCCGACGTGGTTGCCTGCTGCTGCGTTGCCGAGCAGTACAGTGTCCGTCATGGGCTTATTGCGGCATACCAGACTGGCATCTTCAGCCGAGAGCTGAGCGATGATGTGGTAGCCCTTGGCACGCAGCTTACGTGCGTCACGGTGAGGCACCGCGATCACGTCTTCTGGAGCCAGCTTGGCCAGCACCGTTACGTCACCGTGGAACGCCGTAAGGTAGTCCCGGCGAGCCACATGCAGACCGTTGGAGCAGTCCACACGGCGGTTGGCGTCCACCAACTTCTCATCCATGAAAACATGGCTACCCACTTTCTGGGTAACCTTGCTGGAATGGCAGTCAACGAACACGCCCGGGGTCTGGGTAGACTTCAGGCGTTTGTACACCAGTACCGAGCCGTCATCAGCAATCGGCAGCTCACCCTTCTGCATGAAGGTCAGCAGGTCTTCGACTGAGTGAGCACGTTTCACCGAGGCGACACGCTCAAAGAAGCGTTGCACACCGATGGCACTGCCCAGCTTGAGGGCTACAGCCTGAATCTGGATGTCGAGTTTCTCGACCCCGGAGATCAGAGCGCCTGTGCTGGGCATAACGGCCACGACAGTTTCATTGTCGGACATTGGCTCGTGGAACTTAGCCGAATCAGCAGGAATGGCGTTGGCCATGATCTCGCTGACGGCATCTTGAGCCTTGGAATTATCCGGCTGCATGACCATGTTGTTGCCATCTTCTTGAGGTACTTGGGTAGGGATTTCCCCCAAGGACATAAGATCAGCCAGTGGCTCCACGGGTTCTGCTTCAGGATCAAGCTCTTCCAGTTTCTCCAGCAGCCCTTTCAGGGACGACTTGAGTACACGGAAGAAACGGATGAAGCCTTTGGTTTGATCCTGCACATTTTCATAGTGCGGCAAGGCCACCAGATCGGTGGTTTCCAGATCAAAGTAGTTGTTGGCTTCGAGAGCTGGCACCAGTTTGGCAACCAGATCACGAATGCGTGGATCACCTTGAGGGATGACAATGGTGCTGCCATCCTGTTTGTACATCGTCAGCTCGCGGGTATCGACCACGGCTGCGATGATGCGGATTACTTCACTCATGCGATGTTCCTTATTTCAGTACCATACGAAGCATTTCGTAGGTAGCGGTGAGTTGAATGGAGTTGGGGGAGTAGCGTTCCAAGTTGGTACAGATTGTCCCGTTAGCAATCAACGGGTACATCGGGCTAAGTTCCATCTTGTTGATAAGGGCCGCAAGACTCCGGTTTGGTTTGATTTTCTGCACCAACTTTTCCGCTTGAGGGAATCGACGGAAATCTGAACTGATTTTACTGGCCATTTGAATAATGGCAGCAGCGTCAGTATCAATGTGGAGGCGGACACCAAACTCTTTAAGCAGTGTCGGGTGGTAGCACATACGCTTGACGATTTTGTTTGCACCATAATCGTTGTCGGTATAAAAGTGTGCCCCTGCCAGATAACGCTTAAAGTCTGGAGAGTTCACCAACACATTGTCGATGTACTCATAAATGAATGCGTCCAATTCTGGAACTCCTTTTTGTTCCAACTTAGTGGCTTGAGCTGCAGTAACAACTGCAATCTTTTCGCCCCACATGGAATGGATGTAGCGTGATACTTCTTTGTTGAAGTAGCTGAGTGCTTCAGAGTTGTCGTTTTTGGAACGCAACACTACCCATGCGATAGGATCAGAGACCATACCTTCTGGGGTGAAAACTTCCCGAGCACGAGACAACAGAAAGTTCCTGTCTGTACTGGAATAACTTTGAGCCAGTGTCAGATAAGTGTCTTTCTTCTTCTTGGGCTTAACTTCCGGATCAGGAAGAACAGTACCGTCAGCAGCTATTACCGGCGTACGAGTAACTTTCACTCGCTCAGGGAAATAGGTTTCTACTGCATAGTTCAACTCTTTCAACATCAGTTGGGCAGCCACAGTTTTCAACTCTGCATCTTTACCTGAACCCACCAACATCACGTAGGTATAGCCGTGCTTATAGCGGGTCTCTTCTTTGAGGTATTTTTCAACCTCACGAATGTTACGGGCAATAATCGCATTCTTCTGAAAGAAGATATTGAGATTACTGTGATGAACGAACGCCCCCATCATGGAGGTATACATGGAACCTTCGTAATACCCTTGGTTCATGAAACAACGGCTATTAACACCTTGAAGTTCCGGGTATTTCTTCATGGCCATGGTTATTGGTGCAGACACATATTTGGTGACCAGACCTTTAAGGGACTTGTTACGGTCATAACGCCCTTGAATGGCTGTCATGGTTCGCACCAAATCATGCCCAAGTTTCCGAGGAAGCTCACCGCGACGTTTCAGTTCAATCAACATCTTCAGCACTTGGGCTTCGATGTTGACCTCACAACCACGTTCCATGGTGAATGCCGTCATTGCACGTTGGGGGGTGTCGAAGGCTCTACCCACTGACAAGCTGATATGCCGGTGAGTGGTAAACCCCTCACGCTTCATGATGCAGTTCATGAGCATAGGCACTTGTGCTTTTTTAATCTGCTGGTTCAAGTCTGCCCGAGCTACCTGCAGAACCGTATGGTTGGCCGTGCCTTTGCTGTACGGCTTGTACTTCTTCAGCAGAGCAGTAATGGCTTCCACCGTGGCATCGGTCAGGATCAGCGTTTCACGGCTGGGAGCGATGGTAATGGTGTCTGGTTCAGCCATGAAGATGATGGACGTGTTGTGCCACAGGGCATCCATGTCCCGGCTGATCCGCTGGAACATTTCAGCGTACTGATCATGTTCAGGGATCGGATACACCACGTTGCCATAACGCAGTTTGACGCGACCACGGATGGTGCAACGGTGATCGTTGATCAGGTAGCCAGTGTTGCTTTTGCTCATTGGCAGAACCAGATCAACCACTTCGTCGTTCAGTTTGACTGGAATCTCACCGAACTGGATCACTTCTTTTACCAGTTGCAGGAAGGTGTCCACGTCACTGGAGTTCAGCATGCTGAAAGAGACTTGCATGCCAGTCTCAGTGGTAGGCATGTCCACGATCTTGTTGATGGTGGGCTTGCCCCCTTTCTCCATGGACGATTTGGATACCCGGTACACCGTCTTGGTGCCTACATGGTGGGATACCACCTCGAAGTTGTCGGTGTAGGCAAACGGTGCCTTGGAACCAAGGCCAAATCCACCAGTGACGGTGGAATCGTCACGCTTAGTGGAGTTACCGTAGGTGCCATAAATCTCACCGATCTTGGCGTGCGGAATACCGAAGCCAAAGTCACGAACGGTAACACCACGAGAGTCAACGGTGACTTCGATGGGGCGATTGGTAATACCCGCAGCAATGTGGGCGTCCCATGCGTTACACACGATCTCACGCACGGTGGCCAACTTGGGGTAGGTGTACAAGGTGGCCGAGAAGATGTGCATCAGGGCAGCGTCATTGCTGACGCCCATGGACACCGACTCTTGGTTACCAAGAACGGCATGGGTGATGTGGCTGTCTTGTTGGGAGACTTGCATGGGATGCTTCCTTACAGGGTAGTGGTGGTTTTGGCTCGTGCAACACGTAGCCGTTGATTCTTGAGGTGAGTCACCATTTGCAGGTGAGCAGGGTTACAGCACAACCGTTGGTTGCACTTGTCCACCCGTTTTTCATGGATGGCTTGGGCCACTTCTTCAAGTTCGGTCACGGGTTGTACCCACAATGTGGTGGTTGGTCGTAGAACAGAGTGCGAGGCACTACTTGGCATTTAGCTTCCAGTTGCAAAGCAAACAGCAGAGCATCGTCTTCATTGGCCAGTACGGCATAGATTCGGCCAGGGGAATTGCCACAGTCTTCAACGAGATAGACTTGCATGGTGACTCTCCAGAATGAGAAACCCCTCCGAAGAGGGGTTTGGTTTACGCAGGGTTGAGGATTTCCTCCTTGTGCTTTTTACAGACCTCGACAATTTTCTGGTGAGGGCAGTCGTTGGGCAGGGTCACAGAATGTGCCCAGTCCGGCCAGAAAATGTCCAGAGCTGCTCCCAACTTCACTTGATCATGGTGAAGCTCAGGCAGTTTCTGCCAGCGCATCTCATCAATCAGGTTGTTGTTTGCCCACTCGATCACATCCAGCCGATCACGAATGATCAGGTAGATGGCGTCATGGATGAGGGCCACAGGAAGGATGTCGTTGCGAAACGGTGAAGCCCAGACCTTTGCCATAAAGGCATTGGCTGCCCGGTTGTTCAGCAGGCCGTAAGACTGGCCCAGTGCGTTACCGGCTGTGCGTCCTTCTGCCTTGGAGGCTTGGGGAACCTTGGGGCTATCCCAGATTGTTTTGGCCAGCAGTGGTGTACGCACTCGGAGACCGAATGCAACCTCCACATACCCATCCCTACAAGCACGCCGGAGGCGTTCTTCAACGTAATCGTCGCTGACCTTATAGAGATCGTGGTAGTTGGCCTCTACTTTATTGGACTTCTCCTCTGACCAACCAAGGTTGTTCATCAGAGTGTAAGCCGTGCCTTGGTAAGTCAGGGCGAAGGTCGGAGCCTTCGATTCCTGTCGCAACGGGTGATCCATTGCCTTCAGCTGGTTCACTGACTTGGGATCGTCCATGTCAATGATCAAGCCTTCGGCCTTCAGCTCATCAGCGAAGTAGCTGCATGCACGCAGACAGTGCCCGTCGTAGCCCTTGATGTAGACGTTGAGCTTGTTCGGGTCTTTGGTTGTCAGCGCAGAGATGTAGTCTTCCAGCGAGTTGAAGTCAGCCCCCACAAATAGCCAGCCATCTGGAGCTGCAAAGCAGCTTTTGATCAGCTTGCCGAACGTGGAGTTGGCCG